AGCGCACTCTAGGCGACCCTCCCGAGCGAGACGCCGCGCCAATTCGAATGGCACCGGCCGCCGGTGTTGATCCGAGAAAGGCCCGGTTTTTCTGGAAGTCGTCGGCGAACTGGGAAAGGAAACACGGCCGCCGCCGGATCGATTCCCAGTTCGCCGGATTCGCGGAAATGCCCGAACGGCGCGGACTTCCGGGATTCTCTCGAAACACCCCCGAGTCGAACTGGGAATCGGAACTGGGAATCGGGAAGGCCCCGCAATCCCGCATTTCAGCCGCTGCTTGAGCCCCTGTTCCAGCGCCATTCAATGCCTCACCGAGCGGCCTGCAACGGCCCGCTTTCGCCGTCCGGTGATGATCAACTCTCGGGCCGCGTGCGCCTTACCGTTGCCCGGCAGCGAATAGGACAAGGACACCGGCTTCAAGGCGAACCGAGCGAAGGCCTTTCGGATCTCTGGAACGTCGTTGATCGACAGAATGAACCGGCCTTGAAGCCCGCTCAAAACCTCCGCCATCCGCTCGTATTCGGCGCGCGTGAACAGGCCCCGACCATAGTCGTCTTCGCTCCCCCAATACGGCGGATCGAGATAGAACAGCGTCGTCGGTCGATCGTAGCGCGCGATGAAGTCGGCCCATGGCAGGCACTCGATCGTGACGCCGGCGATCCGGGTGTGCAGTTCGTCGAGCATCGGTCCCAGCCGATCGACGTTGAACCGCGCGCCGCCGCGGACATCGACGCCGAAGCTGCGGCCATCGACCTTGCCGCCGAAGGCCGTGCGCTGCAGATAGAGAAACCGCACCGCGCGTTCGAGATCCGTGAGCGTCGCCGGCGGCGAAGCCTTCAGCCGCTCGAACTCCTGCCGCCCGGTGAACTGCCAGCGCAGCATATCCATCAACGGCACGTAATGCCGTTGCAGCACGCGGAAGAACGTCGCGACATCGCCTGAGCGATCGTTGATCACCTCGGCCCGCGCGGCCAGGCGACGCCGCAGGAACACGCCGCCCATGCCGACGAACGGCTCGGCATAGGTCTCGTGCGGAATGCGCTCGATCTCGGCGATGATCGTCTTTGCCAATTGTTTCTTGCCACCGATGTATCCGGCCGCCGGGCGCGTCGGCGCCACGGGCCTGTAGACAACCTTCGAACTCATATCGTCAAATCGCTCCGGTCTGCCTACGGTCGCGCTGCTGTGCAGTCCCTGTGCAGCAGCGGCGGGTCGGCGAGAACGGTTGTCTTCGTCGGGCGGGTCAGTCTGCCAGGATAGGCCCGCGGCACTCAGCGTTTGCGCGCTGTGTCCCCCGCCACTGACGGGAGACGAATCACGTCGCTCGATCACTCCTCCTCTCCGGAAAAGTTCGGCATTTCGCCGGGCCGATAGGCGAAGCCGGGGTCGATTCCGTCAGGCACAAAGATCGTGCGGATGCTACCGTCAGATTGACGCACCTGCCGTTCGACCATCACGGTCTCGGGCGCCTGGTCGGCGACGCTCCAGCCGTAGCGGCCGAGGTCGCTGTCCGAGACGCTCATCACGGTGCAGTGGCAGAACCACCCGTTCGGCGGGTAGTGCGTGAGCCACCACGGATCGTCGACCGGCAGGATCAGGCCGTGCCAGGCCTGATGCTGTGGCCGCGGGTTCTGCTGCCCTTCGAGATGGACGTAGCGCAGATACGGCCGCGTGCGCTTGACGCGCTGGATCTGTTCCCAGCGCCCGGCCGCATAGGCGGTCGAGACATTGGTGTCGAAGATCACGCGCGACCGCCAGCCGCGAGAACCGTTGTAGTCCCAGCCGTGATCTTCGACGATGCGGTCGAAGTCGCGGCGGAAATCCTCGATCGTCAGGCCATCGTCGATGAAGCTCTGCACCGCGTCGTGGAAGTCCTTCACCAGCGCGTCGGTCTGCGCGCCGGCGACGCCGAAGGCGGCCGAATGCTCGGTTTCCCACAGATCGGTCCAGGTCGCGGTCGGAACGTTGACCTTGCGGCGGAGGAAGTCGATCGCCTCGACCGGGTCGAGCGAGAACGGCATCACCTTCGCTTGCAGCGAGGTGATGACGCCGCCGCAGCAACTACACGCGTTCGCGGTGCCGAATCCTCTAAGCATCGGGAATGCTGGCGCGGCCAGTAAGGTTCGCAATCACCCGCGCCATCCGCATCAGCCCGGCCATCTGCGCTTCGGCGGCGCCGGGCTTCAGCGCGCGCAGCTTGTCCTGCACCTGCTGCAGCGAGGTCGAGCTTTCGATCACCGCGCGCACCTCGTCGACCAACGCGTCGCTGCCCGGCGCGCACAGCTTCGCCGCCTGGTCGGACAGCGTGGCGATCGGGTCGCGCACGTCGTGCAGCGCCATCTCGGCGGCTGCAAGCGCGCGCTGCTGCGGCGACGCCGAAGGAAACATCGATCCGAACGGCGACGCCGTCGCCGGCGCCGTGAGCAGCTCCGGCATGCGGCCGTCCTTGCCTGGGCTCGGCACCGGAACGCCGAGTAGATCGTTCATCCAGCTTCGCTCGACTTGCATGCCCATCGGCACACCGCGGCTGATCCCGTCGAGAATCTGTGTGACGTTCTTGCTTTCCGGCCGGCCGATGCGCAGCCGCGGATAGGCCTTCTGCGGCCCGTGTTCGAGCTGGACCCACGGCCGCACGAGGTCGCGGTTGAGGATTGACGACAGCGCCTTGGCGTCGGCACGCTCGATGTCCTCCTGCACCGAGCGATGCTCCTGGCCGACCGCGTGGCCGCCGGCGATCGCGTCGGTGGTGGCGGTCTGTCCGAGCACCGCCTTCGACATCTGCTGATCGAGCCAGTCGACGCGCTTCACATACAGATCGCCGGTAGCGTTGAAGCCCTCGTTGCGGACAAACTCGATCAGCATCGATTCCGGAATGATCGCCGCGCAGTCGCCGGCGATGTTGGCGACAGCGCGGAAAAGCGTGTCCTTGTCCTTTTCAGATGAGCCGGCCGGATATTTGCCGACACGCATGGGCTGGCCGTAGACCTGCGCGAAGATCGCCCAGTCGCGCTGGGTGAAAGCTTTGAACATCCAGTGCCACGACGCCACCCGGCCGAGGCCGCTGCGCACCGGCAACCCCGACTTGGCGCGGATCGCCGCGGTGATGAACTTGAAGGTTGGCAGCGGCGTGTAGCCGGCGCCGTTCGGTCCCGGCGGAGGCAGGCCTTGAGCGAACGTGTCCTGATTGGCGTCGACGCGCAGCAGCGGCGTGACGCCGTCGCGGATATCGGGCTTGAACCAGCGTTGATCGCGACGCTCCAGCCGCGTCGGCATCCACTGGCGTTCTGAGGTATCCCAGATGATCTCGGTGAAGCTCCAGCCCTTGCCGATCGCATCCAGAATATCGAACAGTTCGCCCTGCAGCTCGTCGCGGCCGAGCCAGGACTCGATCATGTCGGCGTGCGCCTTGGCCTCGGGCGTATCGCTTGCGGCCTCGACCGTGATGTCGAGCTGCGCGACCGATCGCTTGCGGGTGCCGAGCACGCCGAGATAATGCGCATCGCGCTCCTCGATCTGCTCGCACAATTCGAAGTAACGCACCGGGTCGCCAGCGTCGGCCTCGCGCAGGATCGACGCGAGACGCCGCGGATTGAGCCCGTCGGCCGGATAGTCCGAGAACGGCGAGCGCACGCCGGTGATCGTCGGCCCGGCGATCTCGGCCGTCAGCACCTCGCGCCGAATCGGCGCGCCGTCAGGACCGTAGAGAATCGGGGCGTCAGCCATCAGGCGGGTTCCTTAAGTAGCGATATCGGCGAGCAGAATGCGCAACGAACGACGTCAGCCATGTAGGCATCGTCCTGCTTTTTCTTCGCGATGGTCTCCACGCAGACATCAACACACTGGTCGCAAATGAACGCTGAGACCGGTCCGGCGATCATCACCTCGACCTCGTGATTTCCTACACCGCAGAACGTGCAATAATGGCGATCGACGCTCACGCTCCACCTCTCAGTCCGGCGCCGAGCGGCTGCCGCCACCAGTCGCGCGTCTCGTCATCGTCGGACGGGCCGTCGTCGCGCGCGGCGTCGGTGGATGGCGAGCGATAGCCGGCCTCCCAATAGTCCGCGCGCGACGCCGCATAGGCGAGAATGCCGGCGATTGCGGAATCGCCGTGCCGCGGGAATCCGTCCGTGCCCTTGAACCGGTAGTCATCCGGAACCTTGATGACGCCGCCCACATAGGCGAGCGCCTGGTGATCGCGCAGCACGTCGTCGTGCTTCGGCAGCAGCACGGTGCGATCGCTGAACGCCTCGATATAGGGCGGCGAGTTGAGCCTGTACCATTCGGCCGACAGCTTCACCTCGACGACGCACGCGCCGTAGCGCAGCGCCGCGGCTTCGGCGATGTAGGCGCCGTTGCCGGTCGCATCCAGCCGGCCGCCGCGGCGCGGCAGCCGGTCGATCACGTAGAACAGCACGTCGCGCTGCTGATCGAAAGGCACGTTGCGCAGCTCCAGCAGAAGCACCGCGCGTCGCGTGAGGTCGCTGCCGATCTCCAGCACCAGCGTGTCGGCCGCGTCGCCGGTGCGGGCGAAGTCCTCACCAAAGACGTGGCGCAGGTTCGGATCGAGCTTCTCCAGAATCGGCAGCAGCTCACGGTCGCAGAAGTCCTTCGCCGCCGCCTTGCGAGCCTCTTCCGGCTCGTTCTTGAACGAATCCGGCAGCACCCAGCGAACGATCGGAATATCGGCCGCCATGCAGGATTCGATCTGCACGCGGGTCAGCGCGGCGCCTTCAGACTCCGCCGGGAGGCAGTCGAGTTCCTGATGCATCGCCGAGGTGCGGACACCATAGGACGCCCGGATCTGGCGCTCCCACTCGATCTCGCCGTCCTTCGTCCAGTCCTTGCGGAGCTTCAGGCAGACGCGGCGGTACAGGCCGTTGTCGACCGCCTTTTGAAACGGGATGAAATGCAACTTGAAGGGGACCTTGCCCGCCTTGGCTTCGAGGATCAGTTCGTTAAACGGGCTGAGTACGCCGTTGTGGGTCGAGATCACTACGATCTTGCCACCCCAGATCAAGAGCGCGTTGACGGCGTCCAGCACTTCGCGGACGTTCTTGTGAAACGCCGCCTCGTCGATCACCACCTTGCCCTGCAAGCCGCGGATGTTTTCCGGACGCGACGACAACGCCTCGACGCGGAAGCCGGATGCGAACTGCACCCGGAAGGCCGAGATCAGCCGGGTCGAGCCGTCCGCTTGCTGATCCTCGAACATGTACTCTTCGATCGACACCAGCTCGCCGCCGACGATGCGCGCGAAGTGAGCGACATAGGCGACGAACTCGCGGCCCTTGTCCTTGGTGTCGCCGATGTAGAACACGTTCATGCCGCCCGCCGAGCGGGCCTTCGCGGCGAGCAGCGCATCGTCCAGCGCTTCGGCAAAGGTGATGCCGGTGCGCCGTCCTTTCTCGCCGAGCTTGAGGTCGCTGTCGTCTTCGAGCCACTCCCGCTGATGCTTCATCAGGATGCCCTCGGCCAGCGGGTCGAGGTCGGGCGGAAGTTCGCCGCCGAATTGCAGCCCTTCCGGCAGCAGGTGATCGGTGTCGGTCACAGCCCGACCTCCGCGAGGAAGCCTTCGAGGCCGACGGGATTTTCGGGCGTCACGAAATAGCTCTTGATCCGATCCCAATTCGCACCGAACCGGGCTTGCATGCGATCACGAAGCTGGTCGACCCGCGCCAGGTCGATGCGGTGCGCCGAAACGCGCTTGGAGATCAACCGCAGCATCGTCTTTTCACGACGGCGCAGCGAGCGATACTGGCTGCGAATATCGACCGGCAGCGCGCGGAAGCATTTGCCGCAGATGATCTCTTCGCCGCCGAACTTCGCGGCGTCAGCCGTCCGCCGGCAGCGCGGATTGACGCAGGGCGTGCGGCCGAGGTGAGCGTCGGTCATACAGCTTCTCCGGGGGCTTGAAGCTCACCCGCGCGAATGACCAGAAATGTGCGCACTTGTGCCGGGGGAAAATCCGGATGTCCCCAAGCCCTGCAGCGGATGCCGTACTCTTTGAACAGCTTCCGGCCCTCTTCGTACCGATACTGAGCCAGCTCGACCGTTCCGGATTGGAAGAGATCAACGTTCGACCAACCGCACCTTTCAAGTGCGCGCGCAGGAGTTTCGGACGAAATCCGCGACATGATGTGATCGTGGTCGAACTGACGTCCGCACATCGCATCGAGGAAGCCAATCCGAAATGCTGGATGCGTCACGCAACGCCACAAATCGCCAATCGATTCGGCTGGCCGGTGAACTGGTTTGTCGTCGCACATAACGTCCTGCACGGTCCTGACTCCGTTTCGGTTGCTACTGTTACGGAGCCTTGCTCGTCTTCGGCGCCTTCACTTCGCTGACCGAGAGGAAGATCGACTTGGCGACGGTGTAGACGTCTCCGGGGTTTTCCGCGGCGAGTTCCTCCGCCCGAGCCTTAGCTTTGTCGAGATCAGTGAAGACCTCGGCACAATCCGCATTGTCGACGTTCGGGAACGAGGTGTTGTTCTCGGGATCGATCACAAAATATTCGGCCATCTCAGATCTCCTGCTTCGGTTTGATGTCGATCCCGAGGATCTTCGCCTTGATGGCGTCGACGGTCTCGGCGGTGAGTCCCTTGGTCTTGGCGACCTGATCGATCGCCTTCGATGCCTTGCTGTTCAGCTCGGCCTCGATCTTGCGGCGACCGTCGGAGCTGATGCGCTTCGCAGTCTCGGCGGCGGCGAGCGCGCGAGCGGTCATCATCAGCATCTCGGCGGTGTCGCCGTCGGCCTGCAGCTCGCCGGCATTGCCGAGCATTTCGCTGATCAGGGTCTTCAGCGTCTCGGCCACCATCAGCGTCAGCGAATTGTCGCCGGCCTCATCCAGCTTCGGCGCGATCACCGCGGCGATCTCGCGTGTCTCCTCAAGGCGGCGCGACAGCACGGCGATACGGATTGCGGTGCGGTTAAAGGCCGAGCGCGAGATCACCGGCGGATCGGTGATGCCCTGTTCGAACGCCGCGACCTTCAAGCGGCCGTTGAAGCCGTCGAGAATGTCAAGCTGGGTCACCTTGCGCTCTTTCAGCTGCTCGAACGCCCACAGCTTGGCCTCGTCGGCCCACTCGGGCAGCTTGTCGATTTCGGACAACCTGCCGCGCTTCGCTTTCGGTCCTCGCCCCGCCATCGGATCAGCTCTCCGGCGGCGACGGCCGCTTCACGCCCTCGATGACGATCCTGCGCTCGACATGCTCGACGCCCTTGGCGGTGAGCTTGGCGACCACGACGCTGCCGGCCGACACCCGGGTGACGGCGCCGACATTGTCGAGGTAGCCGATCTCCTCGCGCACCCAGTCGCGCGATCGGGCGATGCCAAAGCTCTCCAACACCTGCTGCAGCAGCGCGTCGTTCAGCGCGTAGTTGGTCTGCGCGTGCAGCTCGCGCATCATGATCAACCGCGCCTCTTCGCGAATAATGTCCCTCATCAGCTCATGACCTTTTCCAAGACTGCTTCCTGTACCCGCTCGGCCATCGCGGCGATCGGCTTCATACGTTCGGTGAGGCCGCGCATCTCGGTCCGCATTTCGCTGATCGAAAGCTCCAGCCGGTGAGTGGTTTCTTTGGCGGGCAGATGCGTCAGATCGTTCTCGATCACCGCAACTTTGTTTTCGACCAGATCGAGTTTCTCGTGCAGAACCTCGACATGGTCCTTCGATGCCTTGGATTCGATCCACTTCGACATCGACGCAATCTTCTCATCGTTTTCCTTCGATCGGCTCGACGCGATCGAATACCAGAACGAGGCGATCGACAGCACGAGCGCACCCCACGGAGCGAGTGTCGAGAGATCAACCTGCATCGTGCTACCCCCCCTTGGCCAAGCGCTCGCGCTGGCCGGCCTGGCACGCCCGCGTCGCGTCGAGGTTGCCGTTGGCCTCGCCGAGCGCGACCGCGTATTGGCCGATCACCCGCCACGGGTCGGGCTTTTTGCCGAGCGCGGGATCGTCGACGTTGCGCGCCAGATTTTCGCAGTCGCGCGTCAGCATCACGCCGTTACGCCCGGCCGGCGGCGGCGCCGCGCCTCTGGAGCTGACGCAACCACTCGAAATAGCCGGGAGGAGGAACGCACTTGCGCACAATGCGAACGCCCTTCGCGGCCGGTTCCCTGCGCTCGCCGTCGCAACCGAATTTTTCGCAGTACTCATCTAGCTTCCCCTTGGCATCGCGGGCCTTCGCCTCCGCGTCGTTGCGCAGCCGCTCGGCGTCGGCCGCCGTGGCGGCCGCGCTTTCGAGCTGGAATTCCTTGAACACCAGTTCGTCCCGCACCCGCGCCAGGTCGGCGCGCTGATCGGAGACGGAAAAGCCGATCAGGAACGCCAGCGCGCCGGCCGCGACGATCGCCACCACGCCGGCGAGCCGCTGATATGCATCGACCGGCGGCACCAGCCGGGCGATCAGCGGCACATGAGCCACCGCGAACGCCGCCAGCGCGACGCCGCCGATCAGCACCAGCACCGGCGCCGATGTCGCGACGTCCCAGAACAGATCGGCGGTGACGCGCCCGATCAGATCGGAAGTGTCGGTGAACACGTCGTTGACGAAGCGCGTGATCATGCCGGCTGTCCTTCGGGCACGTCGGCCTTGAGGTCGCCGTCGATCGCGCGCTGCGCCCGCTTGGTCTTGTGCGCCGACCACAGCGCATAGCCGAAGGCGCCGAGGCCGATCACCACCGACAGCAGTGTCAGCGCGGTGAAGATCTGGTTGATCCACTCCGACGAGCCGACCAGCGGCGCGAGCTGTTCCTTGGCGCCGTCGAGCACTGCGGCGATTGTGGTGCCGCCGAGCCCGCCCTTGACCGAATTGCCGGCGTCGACCGCGGGCTGCGCGACGTCGCTCGCATAGGCCTTGGCGTCGCCGCCGATCAGGTGCACGGCGGCCGGCTGCGGCCCGACCGAGCCGGACGCCCAGGCCTGCGCGATCCTCTTGCAGCTCGCCACGCGCGACGCCCAGCCGGTGCCGAAGGCGTCCCACGTGTTGAGCTGCTGAAGCATGCCGAGCCGGCGCGACGCCATGTCGGCGATCAGCGCGTCATGATCGGGGTGCGCATGCAGCGCCGCCATCGTGCCTTCGCCGAGGTGACCGTCGACGAGGTTGAGTTTCAAGGCGCGTTGAAGCCACTTCACGGCCTGGAACGGGCCGGAGTTGACGGCGGCGTCGAACAAGAAAAGATCGACGCCTTCGGGCAGCTCGTCGCCGCGGATCGCATTCCAGTATTGCAGCCGATAGATATCGTTGCGCTCGGCGATCCACTCCGCCGTGCGCCGCATGTCGGCGGTCAGCGGCCGCTGCGGCAGGCCCTTGCGCGCGCGATAGCCGTCATAGACGCGCTGAATGACGCCTTCGAGGGTGACGCCGCCGGGATCGCGCAGATGGTTGGAATAACCACCCTCGTAGCGGAGGATGATCGGCATGCATTTGGTGAAGTCGGACTGCACGATTCGGCTCCGGGATAAAGCCTGACAGGAGTCAGTTGGCTTCCCGTGTGTGCCAAATCCTTCCCGAAATTGCTGACCCTGACAGATGTCAGGCCGTTTCCCGTGAAACGGGACTAATCGCCGCTAGAACAACGATCCCTGGTCGTCCCCGCCGCCACGATGACGCATGCGATGACGGTGCACCGTGCGTTGTGTCAGTCCGAGCTTACCGGCAATTTGCCCAGACGACAAACCGTCGCCGTCCAGCGCATGCACGCGCTCGGATATCGAGCGCAGAAACTGCCGGTAGGTGCCGCCGATATGAAGCGGGATTTCGATCCGCAGGCCGCATTTGCGGTCGGCGAAGTGAGCGCAAATCTTGTTGGCCGCGTCCCAGCCCACGCATGTCACCAGCCAGTGCTCATCGGCACCCGGCTTGGCCGGAAAGTAGACGCGCTTGCCGCCATACTGCGCGGCGATCTTGAGGGCCGCGGCTTCGCCCGCGACCTCCGCAATCTCCTGCAGCACGGCGGGCAGCGCCTTGGTCATCGCTTCGGCGCCTCGGTGACGGTGACGAGCGTGGCGCCGGAGACCACGTAGCGCAGGCCGTCGGACACGATCACGAAGTCCTTTTCGCCGATCAGCTCGGCCCGCTCGACCGAACGGGCGAGCGCCATGGCGACCGCCGCGCGTAGCGTCTCGACGTCGACGCCGCCGGCGTGGCGCAGGATGCGCAGCAGGGCGTGGTCGGAGATCCGGAGCCGGCGGCCGGTCATGACGAGGGCCTCCGCTGGTTGGCATTCTCGAATTCCGACTTCACCGCCCAGGCGAAGCCGGAGCCGTACTGATCCGCCAGCGCGATCAGGCGCAGGCGGCGTTCGTATTCGGTGAGTGGCTTCAGCTCTTTCAGAAGCTTCTGCATCCTCGCGTCAGCGCTGGCCATCTGCTTCCCCGGTTGAAAGTTGCTGTTGTTCGATCGCGCGCCGCAGCTTGCGGCCGAGCGCCTTCTGCACCTCGTCGAGCTTGGGGCCGTCGAGATACGGCCAGCCATTGGCGCCGCCGACCTTGAAGGCGTAGGCGTCGAGATCATCGAGCGGCCGGCTCGCGATGAACGGATGTACGACCTTGAGGTCGACCAGCCGCAGCCACTGCGCATTCAGCACGGCGCGCTTGGCCGCGATGACGTCGCGGCGATCGGCCGGCCAGACGACCATCGCCGCCCGTGCCAGCCAAGCGCGCAGACCGTCGATCGCGGATGCGCCGGCGCCGGCGTCTTTGAGAAAGCGGGTATGCGCGACGCCGGTCTGTCGCTCGAGGAAACCGAGCATCGCCCGATCGGAGCGGTCGCGCACCACACCGAGATCATGGCCGGCGATCCACAGCGCGCGGAGCTTGCTTCCGACCGGACTGTCGAGGCCCGAGACTGCGCCGCGCGCCAGACCGGTCTCGCCGGTCAGTTCGCGCAGCCGGTCGATGACGCGGCCGGCTTGCGTCACGCTCAGATCCTTGGCGCTGCGCCGGCCGGCATGCTGCATCAGCAAGGCGCGATAGTTGTCGTCGTCGAGGCCGGCCTTGGCCTTGAGGGTGTGGATGACGGCGATCATCGAACTGGTGGAATTGCGGGTCGAGAGTTTCATGGGCGGGCTCCGAAGCGCAGGCGGCTTTCGATCCAGAACACTTCCGCGGCGAAGGCCGCATCGGCCTCGATGAGCTGCTCGACCCTGCGGATGGCGTAAATGACAGTGGTGTGGTCGCGGTGGAACGCCCGGCCGATCTCCGCCAGCGAGGCCAGCGTCAGCTTCTTGGCGAGATACATCGCAACCTGACGGGGACGGGTGACATTGAGCGTGCGCCGATCCGACTCGATGTCGTGCACGGCGACCCTGAACGCCGCCGCACAGGCGGCCTGGACCAATCGAACCGACAGGTCCGACGTGAGCCCGATGACGCTGGTGTCGCAGCGCATCACCTCGATCGGACCGTCGTCGCTTTCGCCGTCGACGATCGGTATCCGCACCACCCGCGGAACCATGCGCGCCAGCCGCACGGCTTGCTCCAGCGACGTCACAGCACCGTCTCCATCGCGTCGTCGACCTCAGCCTGGTCGAGGAACAGCACGACGGCGTCGGCGACGACGGCGCCCGGATCGTCGCCGGTCGACGCGCAGTAGCGGCGCAGCTTCGCTTCGACATCGTCGGGCAGTTTGCCCGGCGCCCTCGGCGTCAGCGTGATGGTGCGGCTGAGGCGCGGCTGAAAGCTGATATGGCCGCGCTGCTGCAGCGCCTGGACGATGACGCTGACCCGCCCCTTCGAGCTGAGGCCGAGCCGGATGCGCAGATCCTCGATCGAGGGCGAGCACCGCTGCTCGGCGATGTACGCCTCGATCGCCGCCAGACAATCGCGCATCCGCGGCGTCAGTCCCGCCGCGGCGCTCATTGCGCCGCCTCGGCCGGAAGATCGTCCGGGATCTTGGCGCTGTCGGGCTTGATCTGGAACGTCTCGTAGCTGTCGGCAATCTCGACGCCGGGCAGCTTGGCGAGTTCATCCGGGTGCCGCAGTACTTCGACCCGGTTCAGTTCAAACGTCGTGCGGATGAATTTCTTGAGGTCGTCGTCTTCCGAGTGGCGGATGTAGTCGACGAGCGACTCTTCCTTGCCGTTGATAACCACCTTCTTGGGCTGGATACGCCACTCAACCTTGCCGACGCCGAAGCTGACGGTTTTTGATTTGCGGCCCTTGGTGAGATCGTCACGATTGGCCTCGCAATAAGTCTGCAGGCCTTCTTCAAGTGCATCCGCCTTCTGGCGCAGCGGCAACGCTCTGTCGAAGTAGTCCTTCTTGACCTCGGCGATCAGGCCGTTCATCTCGATTTCAAGCTGATCGATCTCGCGCTCGATCGCGGCGAACTCGGCCAGCGCCTTGCTGGCCTGGGCGCGATCCTGCGGAACGGGGTTGGCTTTCGACTTCTTGGGGGCCATTTCTAAGACTCCTTCGGGGGTGCTTCGGTGGTGGTGGAAGGCGCGGCGGCGTAGCCGAGTCGTTCGAGCTGGGCGGCGACGTCGCCGATGTGCTGCAGCGTGACGAGGCGCAGCTGATCGCGCTGCGCGGGAGCGACCTCGGCGGCGCCCTGGCACTGCGCGAGCATGTCGAAGGTGATCGCCGCCAGAGTTTCGAGGCCAAGCAGCCGGTGCGCCATCGCGACGGTTTCGACCGTCGAGACGCCGAGCGCGGCGCGGCGCGTGCCGCGCGTGACGATGCGTTGTGCGACCTCGATCGCTTCGACGGCCGCGACCTGGTCGGCGAAGCTCGGCCGCTGCAGCATGTCGGGGGCGGCGCTCATCGGGCGCTCCCGTTCGGTTCCCGCCGCACGATGCGCTGCGCCGGAAAGGCGATCAGCTGGGCGCTCGGCAGAACATCCTCGATCGGCACGTCGGTATCGAACACATGCGGATCGACGCCGAGTTCGAGCAACGCCGCCTTGGCGGCGCCGTGCTTCAGCTTGCGCTCGAAGCCCTTCGCGGCCTCGATCGTGAAGGCCTCGCCATCGCCGCGCAGCCAGCCGGCGAAGGTGGTGTAAAGGTCGCGCAGGTCATGACTGAGCATCGTCGCTCTCCGGTGCGAGGCGGGAATGCGGGCAGCGCCCGCTGCGGCATTCGCGGAATAGCTTGGTGCGGATCGAGGACGCGCCCGTGTTGCCCATCTTCTGTTCGTCGAGGCAGCGGTCGCGGCCGATCTCGCCGACGATCAGGCAATCGACCGTCATGCCCATCAGCGCGCCGCGCACCTTCGCCTCGACCCGTGCGATGTCGCCCGAATAGGAGCGAGACAGCACGTAGCTGATCACCGAGCCCGAATAGCCAATGCGTTTAGACAAGGCGACCGCAGTGATGCGGTTGGCTTCCTTGGCCAGCTCTTCGACCCAATCGGGCGTGGCGTCGTCGCCCCAGGCGGCGCGCGCCTTGGCGAGGTAGTCGACCTTCTTCGCGGGCGGTCTCATACGCGGCACTCCCGCACGTCGGTGACGTCGGGCGCGGCATTGGTATTGGTATCGAGGACTACGACCGAAAAGGCGATCGAGACGAGCGACGGCGCGAGCGGGCCGGTGTTGGCGCCGGGCTTGAGCCGATAGACAATGTCGGCGGCCGGGCCGATCCGCTTGGCGTTCTCGCTCAAATACCCGGCGCGCAACAATTGCTGGACATAGTTGCGGGCAACGTGCCGCTGGATGCGCACCTCTTCGGTCGCGGCGGCGAACACCACCTCGTCCAAGGTGAAAGCCTTGAGCGCCCGCATGGCGTTCCAGAGCTGTTGTCGATCCGGCCACAGGCACGGCGCTGCCGCCGGGCGGCCCTGACACAGGCGCAGTTTCGAGCCGCGCGACGTGACCTTGCAGGCGAAGCCGGCGTGCGTCAGTCGGTCGACATAGGCCTTGACCACCGGCTGCGGCGCGCCGCAATTCGCGACGACGTCCTCCACCGTGAAGGTATCGGTCGCCTCGTCGGCGACGGCGATGATCGCCGGCCAGATATCATCCCATCGCAACGGGACGCGGATATTGATGCAGGCGGCAGCACGCTTGTCGGTCATGCCGTCCTCGCTTTGCGTGCGAACATCTCGACCTGACGCGGCGTCGGTGGCTCGCCGGTGAAGAAGCGATTATCGGCCCACGATTTCAGATCGAGCGTGGTGAGGGCGTTGTTGCGCGCGAGTTCGGCTGCATGCGAGAGGTTGACGACGATACGGCGGGCGCGACCGCCCGACTGCGCGCGGATCGCCTCCAGCAGGTCGTCGGCGATCTTGACCTTCGGCACGAAGGCGCGCGCCAGCTCGCGAACGTCGTCGAGATCGCAGGGCTGCGCCGGGAACCAGTCGAGCACGCGGTTGTGCATCCGCTCGACGCCGAGCAGCTTGGCCGGAAGCTTTTCCTCGCCGATCAGGATCACCGATGCGCCGGAGAATTCCTGCAGCTCGCGCACGATATCGATCATGCCCTTGTCGATCAGCTTGTCGGCTTCGTCGACGATCAGCGGCCGGTGCGGATCTTCGCCGAGCGCGGCGATCGCGCGCTCCGACAGATCGTCGATCCGCGCGCGATCGCTGGCGGATTCGCCGAACTCGCGCAGGATCGCGCGCAGGAAGGTGCGGCGAGTCCACGAGTCGCCGACCTCGACACGGATCGCGCGGGTCTTGTTTTGCGCATAGATCGAGGCGTAGGTCTTGCCGTAACCCGACGGCGCGTGACACACGCCGAAACCCGGCAGATGCGGCGGGCGTTCGATCAGCCTCATCGTCATCACCATGAAAGAGGCGACATTCTTGAGGGCGACCGGGCCGTGGTGGGTTGGTTCTTTTGTCATGGTGTCCTGACCATTGTTAAGAGGGGGTGATACTCAAACGCTGATGACGCTCGACTCTCCGGCGTCGCCGTAAGTCGCCTTGAAGCCGCGATACTCCGGACCTTCGCGGTAGCCGCCGAGCCAGACCGCATCGGCCGGCTCGATGAATTCGTCGCGGGCGAGCTTCGCCTCGATCGCGCGCGCCCGGTTCCAGCGCTGGAATTTGGTCTCCTCGGTGCGCAGTGGCTTGATGTTGGACGGCGTCGCATCCTCGGCGCGCATTCGCTCGGCCATCGCAGCCACCGCATCCGAATGCGCGGTTGTTTCCCCGGCGGCGACGCTGCGCGCGGCGGCGAGCGACGGCGTGTCGTGCGCGCTGGTCGGCTTCGGAAATTCGATCAGCGTGCCGGCATCCTTCAGCGCCTGGCGGTGGATCGCGCCGGCGAAGTCGCTGGCCTTGATCTTGCGCGCGGTCTTCTTCGCATCGGCCATCCGATCGTCGATGATGCTCTTCTGCTCGGCGCGGACCGCGGCATGCGCTGCGATCGGATCGATGCCCAGCAGCTCCGGCGCAATCGCTTCGCCAAGAAAGGTCTCGCCGTCCTTCGCGAAGACATAGGCGCGGCCCATGTCGGCCTCGTCCATGCGCACCAGCACGGTGTCGCCGACGGTAAGAAAGCCGCCGATGTAGTGGGTGTCGTGGATGCGCAGCCCGGTCTTTGTGACTTTGCGCAGGCCGTCCTTGCCGGCGACCGGCAAAAGCAGCATGTCGAGCGCGCGCAGGTCCTCGATCCGGCCGATCGTGGCGCGGCTCATCGCCGCGACGGCGATCGGCGTCTGACCCTTGAGGCTGGCATGCGGCGCGTTGCCGTAGACGTCGGCGCACCAGGCGTCCAGCCGGCGCTGCAGATCCGCGGCGGTGAGCGCCACCTCGAACATGTCCTCAGCGGAAGCGCCGAGACGCTTGGCAAAGCCCTTGCGATTCTCGATTACCTTGCGGTCGGCGACGCTGTGCCCGATGAAACCTTCGAGCGTGCGCATCAGCCCGCGCTGCAGCGTGCCGATCGCGCGCTCGACATGGCCTTTCTTCTCCGGCTGGAATGGAGGCGCGACGTCGTGTTCGATGCCGAGCGCCGCGAACAGGCGTTGCGTGATGCGAGCGATGAAGTCGGAGCCATTGTCCGTCTTGATCCGCTCCGGCACGCCCCAGGCGACAATCGCCTTGCGGATCAACAGGCCGACCGCAGACGCCCTCGGCGTCTTGCTGACGGTGGCGATCATTCGCCGCGAATAGACGTCGAGGCAGACATAGATGGTATGGCGGCCGTCGATCAGCAGCACATCCGCCGGCGATGCGTCGATCTGCCAGACTTCGTTGAGGCGCTGCGCCGGCATCGCGACGCGCGCCGCAAAGCGCATCGTCGACCTGAAGCCGTCCGGGTTGCGGATCGATTCCAGCTCGACGCGGTAGCTCGCCTTCCAGGCCTTCAAGGCGTTTTGAAACGTGCGGACCGGCGGCAGCGACTGGACCCGACCACCGACCTGCACGGTCGGGAAGCGATCGGCCGTGAGCGCGCGGATGTGATGTGCGGTCAGCTGCGGCTGCTTGGCGAGCAGCGCCAGCACATAGGTGCGCACCTCGCCGCCATTTGCCCGATCGAGTACGCCGGTGCCGCGGCGGGCGGCGGCGCGATCGACTGCGAGCCGGGACTTGTGGCCGGCCTTGGCGAACGCGCGCCAGCGCGCCAGCGTGCGCGGCGTGATGCGCTTGACCGCGGTCTTGATCCAGCCGGCGACGTCGACCTGGCCGGCATTGTAGCAATCGCAGAAACAGGCGTCGGCGCGCTTGCGGCCGATGCCGGCCTGGGTGGAGATCGAATCCGACAGCGCCAGCACCGCGAGCCGCGCATCGCGCGCCTCGGCGGCCGGTGCGCCGAGGGTCGCGGCTTCGGGCTCGGCGGCGGCTTCGCGCGCCAGTGAGACGGGTAGTTCGATCTCGTCGACGTGGTGGCCGAGATAGGCGACGCGGGCTTCGGGCGGCAGTGCGGCGACCGCGTATTCGACGCCACCGCCCTTGCCGTTGCGCTCACGCGCCGCCCAGCCGGCGCGCTCGGCCGCGAAGGCGACACCGCGCTTCGTCGCCGGCAGGCCGGGCAGCGCGAGCGCTGCGATTTCGGCGGCTGAGAGATAGTCCTTCACGCGCGTGCCCCAAAATGATCCGTCAGCTCGCGCGTGCTGCGCGATGCATGGCGGCGGCTTCCTGTTCGAGTTCGTCGGCGAGGCAAACGAGTCCCGCCGCCGCGACCGCCACGGCAATCGCTTCGAGCTTGTTGGCGCTGAGCTGCAGCCGCGTGCGCAGCCTGACGATGCGGACAACCGGCGGGATGTTGGCGGCGCGGATCTTCGGAGCTGCATCGGTCATCGGCGCGGCTCCACGATGCGAGTTGCGGCGAGCGCGGCTTCGGCGGCCTCGCGCGCCGCGTTGACGCGCGCCGAATACATCGCGCCCGCGACGTCAGTTGCCGACAGTGCGTCGTCGAAGGCTGCGGTGAGTTCGGCGAGCGCCGCCTGCAGCTTCGGCGCGGCTGCCGCGATCTCCGCATCCTGGGCGGCGCGCGGGTTGACGTTCGGGCCGTACATGACACCGATGTTGCGGCCGTCCTCCGCCACGATGATCTTGCCGCCGGTGCCGAGATTGAAATTCGAAAAATGCCAACCGATCGTGGTCATCGTCCAGCCCTCCATTCCGCATCAGCGGATTCGATCTCTTGAGTGAGGCGTTCGCGCAGCTCTCTCATGTGCTCGATGCGCAGTAGCGTTTCGCACCGGCTCGGCACGGCGATCGCGTCGGTGTCTGCGAGCAGCGCGTTGATCAGGCGGATGTCGCCGGTGACGGCGAACAGCGCGACCAGGCGGTGCGCCGGGATGTTGGAATTTTCATTCGCGCCCGAGGTGTACTGATCGAGGATCTGTGGTGAGACGCGCTCGCCGAGATAGGCGCTGATCTCCGCAGCGATGGTCTCGCGCGATCGGCCGGCTTGCCGTAGCGTTTCCTTCACCGCCTGTTTGATCCGCGCCGCGGCGCTCGACGCCCGCACGCGCTCCGGCGAAAATCGCTCGACCACCGGCCGCGGCTGATACTCCGCGAAAAGCTCGGAGGTCGCGGGCTCGCTGTCGGGGCGGCGGCTCACAGCCATTCCTCCGGAAGCGGCATCACGATCCAGTTCCGGCGGCGGGTGCCCGCGCCGGCGCTGTCGAGGAAATCCAGAAAGTCGACCATCAACTCGGCGACGGCGCGGCTGTCGTAAGCGCGGGCCTTGTCCGGCTCCGCTGTGATCAGCGGCGATGCGAGCCCGAGCGGCGATACGGCGTCGCTGAAGCCGATGAAGAACCGCGGCTGGCCGCCGATCATCCGCGCAACGGCAAAAGTTTCGGGATCGGTCATGACAGCGCCCGCGTTGCGAGCGGCTGGCCACAGGTCGGGCAGCAGCGTCCTGCCGACGGCGTGCGGACGGCGGCGAAACCGCATTCGAGGCCGTCCTTCGCCCAGCGGCCGAAGGCCGAATGAGAGATCTCGCGCAGGCCGAGCTGCGCCAGTTCGCGGTTCAGCGAATTCCAGACGTC